GCCCAAAATGTACCGTCGGTGCGTTCGTAACAACCCTCAATGGCAGTTCCTTGAGCCTCTGATGGGGACTCTAATTCGCAGTAATGTTTAATTTTTTTAGTCATGACAAACTCCCGTAAATCTTGTGTAGTTCTGCGTTGATCACAGCATCTAGCTCTGCTAATGCCTTGTTGCAGGCTTCTATACGTTCTTGTTCTTCCAGTTCTTGCATCAATTGATCTTGGTGATGCCACCAAGTCATATCGTCATCGTGCATGGCTAGCTCGCTCCTCTGCCGGGGTGCAGCCACCATCGCCGCACGGATCAAGGATGGCTGCTGTGGCGTATAGCACTACAAGCAGGATGGCTTGGGGTAACCAGCGGCTCATTAGTAATCCTCCCCATAAGGGCCGTTCATCAGCGCGTCGTTGGTAGCGATTTCCTCAAGCTCAAAGATGGCATCTGCGCCAAGGTCGCAAATGTCTAGCTTGATGTCGTGGTTCAGCGATGAGGCGGCCTTGTCGTTATCAAGGAAGATGCCGATTAGGTCGGCAGCCTCAAGGATGATGCCGCCATCTAGGTCTTGGGTGTACTCCACGCGCACCTCAAACTTGTTGCCGAGGGCGTAGAACGTACCGAAACCGTGGAATGTGTCTTTGCGAGGCATATCTGTTGCTCCTGTGTTGTGTCTATCAACGTGGGATATGTTAACCGATGTTATTCCGGCCCGTCAACTACTTTGTTGATAGCGGCAAGCGTGGCTTTGGCGCTGGCCTTAATTGATGGGCAAAGATCGGGGCCAAACTTGTGTGCGTAAAATTCGGCGTCCGACCAAAGCGAGTTTAGGTGCGGGTCGTCGGCGCTGATGTAAACGTGGGTCTTGGTTCCGCGAACATCTTCGGGCGTCGGCAAGCCGCGCTCGTAATGATCCATGTAAAACTTCCAAGGGATGCGAATTAACTGCGACATAACTACCTCTCTGTGGTTAGCGTATGGGCGTATATTAACACAAGTTACAAGCCTTGTCAAGCCCCCTTGATAAAATAGTTTACCTATGTTAATATGCAAACATGGACATCAATACAGCATTAAAGAAGTTTGGTTCCCCGAGCGGTATCGCACGGGCGTTTGGCGTTAAGCCCCCGGCTGTATCCAGATGGATACGCAACGGTGCGATCCCGCAGCAGCGGGTGTGGCAGTACAAGGCTGGGCTGGTCAAAGCGCCAAAAGGACGTTAGTGGACGCTAAAACGAAAAGCCCCCGAGGAGGGGGCTTGACGCTGCCGGGGGACTGGCATTACGCTTGTTTTGCGAACTGGCGTACGAGTAGTTTAGCCCCGTCAATGGGCTTGTCAACCTACCTATACGCCTCGGCTCATCTGGTCGGGGAAACCACGCGCAGACAGGGCTTAAATCTAGACCGGGGCAGCCAGCCTCTAGACACGCAGCGTATAGCGGGGAAGCGTGAATGGCACCGGGAAACCGGCAAATGTAGCCCGCAGCAGGGTGGCTCCGTCAGTCATCTAATCTCTGCACGATCCACGTTAGGCGTACTCCGTCTCAACCGTGCAGAGTTCACCATCAGTCATCAGTTCTAAACCATAGAGAGGTATAGATATGGGAGATTTACACCAGTATTTCCCGACTAAAAAAGAAGAACCTAAACCTAGTCATAACCTAGAACATCACATCCACTCCAACCAGAGAACGTGGGATGAATTGGTACGACAATCCCCGCTAAACCGTTTACGCTTCTACGACGCCCAACTAGCCCGTGGCATTGAGATTGACCGTGAGCGTGTGGCCGAGTTAGTGCGTGAGGCTGGTGCGGCTGCTGTGCTGTCGGATCGGGATGCGATTGGCTTGATACGCCAATTGTGGGGTGAAAGGGCTGTGGAGAAACTTCGTGCTAGAGCTAAAGCGGGGGAATAGGACATGGTGGATTATCTGGCTAGGGCGATGCGTAAACGAGGCAAAGCGTGAGGTACAAAGCGAGGCGGGATGCGAACGATGGCCTTATTGGCCGGGCGCTACTCGCAGCCGGGTTCACCGTCCACGACTACGCCTCAAACGGCGGCGTACCAGATCGTCTCGTCGTACGGAATCTGCCCGACGGAACACCGTGGGTGTGTTGGGTAGAAATCAAGGTAGAAAAAGGAAAACTACGCCCGAGCCAAGAAAGGTTCCAAGCGATATTTGAGCCACGCGGTGAGTTTTACGTTGCGCGTGATCCCGAGGCGACGGTGCGCGAGTTGATGGAGCGTTATCTAGCCGCCATCAAGCCCGAGCAGCTACGTTAGGCATGAGTGCTTTGCGAGCGCCTTTGTAATGCACGATAGCGGGGTCGGGATGCTGCGGCAGAAACTCGGGCAGACAGGCGTAATACGATTCAGGCAGGTCTTGCACCTTTGCCCGTTTAGCGTATTCCCGCAGAACCTCCTGATCCCCGTACCACACACGGAACTTATCGGGCAGGACGTTGTACATCTCGGCAAGGTCAGCCCAAACGCCCCAATCGGCGGTAATCGTGCAGCAACCGACATACGGGTACACCTCGTCCAACGTCTTGCCGGTGTATTCGCTGTAATCCTGACCGCGCTGGCGTGGGTTAAACCCCGCGTCACGGTTAAATTCACGGCGGGTCATCGCAACGACGCCCTCCAGCACGGCAGCAGGATTCACGGGATGCCGCACAATCATGTCGGTATCCATGTACATCGCTGGCTCCGACAAACCCAATTCCGCAAAGGCATTGGTGCGCCATTGCATCAAGAACTGCCGATTACCCTGCGTCACAAATACCCGCGAGACACCGGGTACGGCTGGCGTTTGGTGATCGCTGACCTGAATAATGGTCGCATCAGGGTTGTGGGCGCGAATGGAAAAAACCATCGCGGTAGGCATGGCGATGTCGTCGCCAACGTGGAAGAAAACAAACATAGGGAAACTATATGCTGAACGTAAACCGAAAACGACTATCCCGTGCGATATGGGACACCCTCTTTGCTGACCTGCCTGACTTGCCGTGGCACGTTATTGAGGACTTGGAGAAGTTAGACCCTCTCCGACGTACTGGCAGCACCAACCACGCCTCCCTAATCGCCTTGTGGGCGGTTATACGGCACTTCCGACCCAAAGTTGTGGCCGAGATCGGCACTTACATCGGTAAGTCTACGTTCGTGCTGGCAAGAGAGGGCGCAGACGTACACACCTGCGACATGACGCACAACTTCAAATTGCCGCTGACCACCTTTATCACGCAGTACCACAGCAGCAGCACCGAGATGCTCGCCAAACTAGACGGCAACATTGACCTGCTGCACCTAGACGGTCGGCTACAGCCCGACGACAAGCCGCACCTTGAGCGCCTGTTCACGCCCAACACCGTCATCACGCTAGATGACTTTGAGGGAATAGAGAAAGGCGTCTGGAACGCCATGCAGATAGACCTGTCGCAGCGCATCTTGGTGTACCCGCCCGAGCGAGAGTTGACAGAGCGTTATGCGGTGGGAGATGCTACGACTGCAATCATCCTGCCCAACTTGAGGCTGACGCCGCAATGAGCCACAAAGACGCCGCCGAATTTGTAGGCGTATTGCTGCATAGCAGTACTGCCACGCATTTTCTGCATTTGCAGACGGCGAGCTACGCCGCCCACAAGGCACTCGGCCACTACTACCAGAACATTGTAGACTTGGCCGACAAGTACGCGGAAGCCTATCAGGGCCACTACGGCATCATCCCCCTCGCTGACTACCCTGAAGGATTCAAGGTACAGAAGGACGCCGCCGTCTACGCCAACAGCCTGCTGACGTTCGTTAAGGGCATCCGAGACGACCTGCCGAAAGACACCGACTTACAGAACATCATTGACGAGATCGTGGGCGAAATCGCCTCCCTTCTGTACAAGCTGGAGCGTTTCAAATGAATCGTAAGGCTGGGCTGTACGCCAACATTCTGGCAAAGCAAGAGCGCATTAAGGCCGGTTCGGGCGAGCGTATGCGTAAACCCGGCGATCCCGGCGCACCGACCGCCAAGGCGTTCCGTGAGAGCGCCAAGACGGCCAAGAAAGAGAACAAATGACAGCCGCGTGGACACGCAGCGAGGGCAAGAACCCGAAAGGCGGGCTGAACGCCAAGGGTCGTGCCTCGTATAAGGCCGAGACAGGCGGGACTCTGAAGCCGCCGGTCAAGTCAGGCGACAACCCACGCCGAGCCTCTTTCCTCGCAAGGATGGGCAATATGCCGGGGCCGATGGCAAAAGACGGTAAGCCCACACGCCTCGCGCTCGCACTTAAGGCATGGGGAGCCTCTAGCAAGGAGGACGCCCGAGCCAAGGCCAAAGCCATTAGCAGCAGGAACAAAGCCTGATGGCCGCTGACCGTAATCGTTTAGCCGCCGCCCTCGCCTACGAGGAAGAACGCCGACGGCGCATGATGGAATCCGTCCCGACGACGGATAACCTGCCGCCTGTTCAGCCGACCCGCCGCAGCCTACGCACCGACCTTGAAAACCTGTCATCGGGCATCGGTCAGGGCGTGGTCAACCAGTTAGAGGGCGTCAAAGCACTTGTCACCGACCCCGTAGGCACGGCCAGAGCCGCTTACGAGGGCGTTAAAGGCATTGTGCGCGACCCGACCGTATTAGCCGACGCATTGCGCTACACCGCCCAGAAAGCCACTAGCGGCCCGTTAGGCGCGGGCGAAGTGATTGGCGAGATGGTTAGCCCGATGCGCGGCAAAGGCCCAATGGCCGAAATTGACGTTTACCACGGTACGCCCCACCGATTCCCCGGAACAGAAGCCAACCCACTAGGCGAATTTGACGCAAGTAAAATCAATACGGGTGAAGGCGCGCAAGCATATGGGCATGGTATTTACCTTGCCGAAAGTCCGAAGGTGGCGGAGGGATACAAAGAGCGCCTAGCCGCATCAAGTTATATGAAAGATTCGCAATCGGTTGCTTATGGCAAAATTTGGCAAAAAGCAGCAGATGCGGCGCTAGAAACCGGCGCGGCGCACCCAGATTATTCAAGAGCAATTTCATCGCAAATTATGGATTGGGTGGACGGCGGCCGAAAGCCAGAAACTTTTTTGCGATACAACCGCGTTCCGTCAAGCGCAAAACCCGCTTATGAAGCAGCCGTAAAGGAATACGTGGGTTTGCAAAAAACTCCGGGCAACCTTTACACCGCCGACCTACCCGACGAAATGGTAGATCGGATGCTGGATTGGGATAAGCCGTTAAAAGAGCAACCGGCCGCTGTGCGTGAAGCGTTTCAGGACATCATGCAATCCAATTTATGGGACGAAGATACCCGCAAATTGATTTCAGGAGTAGGAATAGAGGCCGATGAAATAACGGGAAAAAAACTTTATGAATTGTTAGCGAGTTCTGACGAGCTAGCCGGTAAAGGGCGATTTGGAAAAGCAGCTAGTGAAGAATTGGCGCGGCGCGGTGTCCCCGGCATCCGATATTTAGACGCAGGCAGCCGAGGCCAAGGCGGCAGCGGCACACGTAACTTCGTCGTGTTTCCCGGCGAGGAAAAAAAGGTCAAGATTCTTAAACAAGAGTAAAACGCCCACCGCCTCTGCAACAATGCACGCGGTGGCTTTCTAAATTAAACTAATGCGGTAGGAATAGTACGTAATGCAAATTGAGCAAATTGGGATCGCTACCCTGATCCCGTTCGCCAAGAACAGCCGAACCCACGACGACGCGCAAGTTGCCCAGATTGCGGCCAGCATCCGCGAGTTTGGGTTTACCAACCCGGTATTAATAGACGAGGCTAACGGCATTATTGCCGGTCACGGGCGCGTTATGGCCGCCCGCAAGCTAAAGATGGCCGAAGTACCTTGCATACGGCTATCCCACCTGTCGGACGCCCAAAAGCGGGCGTATGTCATCGCTGACAACAAACTTGCCCTCAACGCCGGTTGGGACGAGGCCATGCTAAAGCTGGAGTTGGCCGACTTAAAGGCGCTGGACTTTGACCTAGACCTGACCGGCTTCAACACCGCCGAAATAGACGCCCTGTTAGCCGAGAAAGGCACCGAGGGGCTAACTGATCCCGACGATACGCCAGAGCCGCCCGTGGAGCCTGTTACGCGGCTTGGCGACGTATGGGTATGTGGGCAGCACCGCGTGATGTGCGGTAGCAGCCTTGAAATGACCGCAATGGAGCGCCTTTGCGGCGATCAGCGGGTAGATATGTTGCTCACCGACCCGCCTTACAACGTGGCGTACGAGGGTGGAACTGGCTTAAAAATTCAGAACGACGACATGGGCGACGCGGAATTTAGAATTTTTTTGCGCGATGCTTTCGTTGCAGCCGATACGGTGATGAAACCGGGTGCGGTGTTTTATATTTGGCACGCCGATTTGGAAGGCTACAACTTCCGTGGAGCTTGTCACGATGCGGGGTGGAAAGTTCGCCAATGTTTGGTCTGGAAAAAGTCGTCATTGGTATTGGGCCGACAGGATTATCAATGGCAGCACGAGCCGTGCTTGTATGGGTGGAAAGACGGATCAGGGCATTTGTGGGCATCCGACCGCAAACAAACCACAATACTTGAATTTGATAAGCCCTCCCGAAATGGCGAACATCCCACCATGAAGCCTGTGGCGTTGTTTGAGTATCAAATGCTTAACAACACCAAGGGCGGGGACATTGTGCTGGACTCGTTTGGAGGCAGCGGCACAACTTTAATTGCAGCCGAAAAGAACGGACGCATAGCCCGCATTATGGAGCTAGACCCCAAGTACGTTGATGTGATCGTCAAACGCTGGGAGGACTTTACCGGCGAGAAAGCCGTGCTAGAGGCTACCGGCGAACCGTTTAAGGCTGCGGCATGAGAAGCCGTCGTAAGGAGCAAACTATTAGCCAGCGCACCGGCCAACCCAAACAAGGGAACCAAGGCGAGGGCGGCGGTCGCCCCCGCTTTGAGATTGACTACGAGGCGGTCAAAAAGCTGGCGGGCATTCAATGTACGCAGGCCGAGATCGCCGCTTGGCTGGGTTGCAGCGTGGACACGCTCCTGCGCGACGAGAAGTTTTGCGAAATCTATAAAAGCGGTGTGGAGAACGGCAAGATGTCCCTGCGGCGGCACCAGTGGCGGGCGCTTGAGGACGGCAATACCACAATGCTGGTATGGCTTGGGAAACAGTACCTCGGCCAACGGGAAAAGAACGAACTAACCGGGGCAGACGGTAAAGACTTGGTGATCACATGGCTGCCGCCCCAGTAATCATTCCTTACGCGCCGCGAAGGGTGTTTATGCCCTTCCATGAGCGCAACAAGCGATGGGCGTGTTTGGTAGCACACCGCCGTGCAGGCAAAACAGTCGCCGCGGTCAACGACATTATCCGAGCGGCTATGTTCGCCAAGTCGCCAAACCCACTATACGCCTACATTGCCCCGTACCGATCACAGGCGAAGGCGGTGGCGTGGGATTATTTTAAGTATTACGCCCAGCCCATTACGAAAGACGTCAATGAGTCCGAGCTAACGATTGAATTGGTGAACGGTGCGAAGGTGCGGCTGTTCGGCGGCGACAACGCCGATGCGATGCGTGGCTTGGGCTTTGATGGCGTCTACATGGACGAGTACGGCGACTTCAAGCCGTCCGTATTTGGGAACGTGGTAAGGCCGGCCATGAGCGACAAGCAGGCATGGGGCGTGTTCGCCGGTACACCAAAAGGAAAGAACCAATTTTGGGAGATATATGAAACCGCCACTCGTCTCCCTAGCGAGTGGTTCCTGTTGCGCCTTCCCGCCTCAACCAGCGGGCTTCTCCCTGCGACAGAGCTAGCCGCAGCAAAGGCGCAGTTGGCCGAGGATCAGTACCTACAGGAGTACGAATGCAGCTTTGAGGCTGCGATCCTCGGTGCTTTTTACGGTAAGGAGATGCGCGAGGCCACAGACCAAGGCCGCATCACCAACGTGCCGTACGACCCCAACCTGCCGACGTATACCGCATGGGACTTGGGTTACCGCGACGACACCGCGATATGGTTCTACCAAGTCACCCGTAGCGAAATCCGCGTCATAGACTTCTACGCCGTGTCGGGCGAGGACATCCACACAATTGCCGATGTGGTACGCAATAAGCCGTACCGCTATGCCAAGCACTACCTACCCCATGACGCTCGGGCTAAGAGCCTACAGACCGGCAAGAGCATTATTGAGCAACTGGCGGCGCAACTAGACATCGCCAAACTCGCTGTTGTCCCCGACATTGGTGTGCAGTCGGGCATCCAAGCAGTACGCATGATGCTGCCGCGTGTGTGGTTTGACGCGACCAAGTGCAGCGATGGCATTGAGGCGCTGCGTCAGTACCAACGCGAATACGACGAGGACAAGAAAGCCTATCGTCAGTCACCGCGCCACGATTGGACATCACACCCTAGTGACGCTTTCCGTATGGTTGCGGTATCATGGTCTGAAGTCGCTGACAAGCCCCCAGCGCCAGAGGTCAAGCCGCTGATGGTGGGGCCAGAGAACACGGTCACACTAAACGATATGTGGGCGGTTCACGACCGCACGACGACAAGGAGAGCAAGGATATGAGCGCAAACGCACCTCCCCGGTATAACTATGTCGCTGTCGCGGCTACGTCCACGACGGCCTTCGGCGCTGCTGGGGCATTTATCCACCGCGTTGTGGTCAACACCGCGAGCAACACCGAGGCAACGTGCTTGCTGAAGGACGGCAACACGACCCTCGTCAGTTTCCCGGCCACGACCGCCGCAGGCGTGTACACCGTGGAGTTGAACGTAGCCACCAAGGGCGCAATCACCGCCACTTGCAGCGGTAACGCCTCCATGTCGGTTGTTGGACTGTTTAGCGATTACGTCTAATGGAAGGCATACTGCAACCCGAGCTTGAGAAATACCTAAAGGTCGTCGCGCAGTACGACAACGAGTTCGCCAAATGGACGGCGCGAACCAAGAAGATCGTTAAGCGTTACCGTGACGACTCTCGGGGACAGGGTGGCAACGAAGCCGCCCGTTTCAACATCCTTTGGAGCAACGTCCAGACGCTCAAGCCTGCCGTCTACGCCAAACTCCCAAAGGCTGACGTTAGCCGCCGCTTTGGCGATAACGACCCGGTGGGCCGCGTGGCAGGGCTGCTGATTGAACGCGCCATTGACTTTGAAATTGAGCATTACCCCGATTACCGCGCCACGATGGCCTACGCCGTGGAAGATCGGTTTTTGGGTGGCCGTGGCACGGCATGGGTTCGTTATGAGCCGCACGTTGCGCCGATTGGCATTGAGGACGATGGCATCTCCATCACCTCTAGCATTGAGCAGGGCGAGGGTGCGCCGCCAAGCCTAGAGCGCATTGAATACGAGTGCGCCCCGACCGATTACGTCCATTGGAAGGACTTCGGACACTCGCAGGCCCGCACTTGGGAAGAGGTGGGGCAGGTGTGGCGCTGGGTCTACATGACCAAGGAAGCCCTCGCAGAACGCTTTGGCGAGGAGATGGCGCGGAAGATTCCGCTAGACCAAGGCCCAGAGCCGATTAACGCCTATAACGAGGCCAAGCGCACTTACAACCGCGCCAAGATATGCGAGTTGTGGGACAAGGAAACGCAGAAGGTTTATTGGTTCTGCAAAGGGCTGCCGCAGATCATTGACGTACGCGATGACCCGCTCGGGCTTGAGGGATTTTTCCCCTGCCCGAAGCCGCTCTTTGCGACGACGACGAGCGACACGCTGGTTCCCGTCCCCGACTTTGTGTTGTACCAAGATCAGGCGATGGAGTTGGACATCCTGTCCGACCGCATTGACGGGCTAGTGAAGGCGCTGCGTGTGCGCGGCGTGTACGACGCCAGCCAACCGGCGCTGCAACGGCTGATGACGGAGGGCGACAACAATGCGCTTATTCCAGTTGATAAGTGGATGGCTTTCAGCGAGAAAGGTGGCCTTAAGGGCAGCATTGACCTTCTACCGCTGGACACTCTGGCAAACGCTCTCCTCAACTGCTACCGAGCAAGAGAGGACATCAAGTCCCAAATCTACGAAATCACGGGCATCTCGGACATCATCCGAGGCACCTCGTTCGCGTCCGAAACCGCGACAGCGCAACAAATCAAAGGCCAGTACGCGGGATTAAGACTGCGTTCCATGCAAGAGGACGTTGCCCTCTTTGCATCGGAG